TGTAACCCCTGTAACTCGCGTATTCTCCACAATCCTTGCTGGAAAGCAAGCATTGGCAGAAGCCGTATCACAGGAGCCAAATGTTGTTATCGGTCCAGTAACTGATAAGTTGATGCGTTTCCGCCCAATCGGTTGGTACGGTGTTCTCGGATGGAGCATCTACCGTCAAGAGGCGCTATACCGCATTGAAACTGGTTCTTCAATCGCTGCACTTTAGTTGATTGACTCTGAGGGGCAGGCATATTTGAAAAGTCTGCCCCTTCGGGGTGAGTCCATTAGGAGGCTTAATGTCAATGTATTACTTCACTACCCCTACGGTAGATGAAACTCCTGCAGGAGATAACATCCTCTTTGCTCGCTACAAGATAGCGCGTGGTATCTCAGTCTTGCGTTTAAACGGTATTTATTCCTCATACAGATACCCAAGTCAGATTCTCACAACTACTGCTGAGGAGTACTACCCAGGTGGTACATCAACTCTGATTACACAACAGACAGCCGATGCGCTAACAGCACAAGGCTATGGAGAGTACATAACACCAGCATGAACCTACATCAAATACAGACCCACCCAGAGTTTGTTGAGGGTTGCTTTGGTTGCAAAGTTGGAACTCTTGTCATGAATACAGGAGATGCTAACTCTAACCTCAGCGTATCTTCAAAGAACTGGGATAAAGAATTGCAGGCATATAGAGATGCCCGCGCTCAGGGCATACAGCCCGCAGGAACCAGCATGAAAAAGGTTCAAGAAGCAGTAAGAATTTCAAATGAAACAGGTAAGGCGTTCGGAGCATAGGGAGGAATCATGGCTGCTCGCAAACCACAACGCAAGAAAAAGGCTGCAGCACGGGTTCGCACAGTCAAGGATGAGTCATATACAGAACTAGAGATGTACTGCATTTGGCTTAACGAGTACTACAACTCCTTACTCAAGGCAGGCTTTAAGTCTGATGTAGCCCTTACCTTTGTAATGGATAAAGGTTCTTATCCAAGTTGGGTGCAATACCGCTCCCCTTCTGAGGATGAGATTAAGAAAATGTTGGATGAGGATGATGACGACTAACTCAATTATCCCAGAGCCAATGTGGGGACTGCCCTCTCCCACTATAGAAGATGAGGACATTTACGAAGATGAGGAAGAATAATGTGCATTGAGTGCAATTGCTTCGGAACTGTAACGCCTTACGGCGTTGGTGGCAGAACACCTACACAACTACCAAAGGCTCCAAATGTAGCCATGTATAACAAGCCAATTGTCCGTATTGGCGAATCCCCAATGAGCAAGATGGAAGAAAACGACTCAGAGGATTACGACTAATGAAGAAAAAAGCAGCAATGAAAAAAGTTGGCAAAGTAATGGGCGAGTACAAGCGTGGAACCCTTCACTCAGGTAAGGGTGGACCCGTTGTTAAGTCCAAGAAGCAAGCCGTTGCTATCGCTATGAGCGAAGCAGGAATGGCTAAGAAGAAGGCTGCTAAGCGTGGCGGAAAAAAGAAGTAAGCGCGACCCTCGCCTAGCGAGGGCTGGCGTATCTGGTTTCAATAAACCAAAGCGCACACCAAGCCACCCAAGTAAATCACATGTGGTGGTAGCAAAAGAAGGCAGCCAAGTAAAGACCATCCGTTTTGGTCAACAAGGTGTAACAGGCGATAGACAGCCCACAAAGCGACAGAAATCATTTAAAGCCCGCCATGCAAAGAACATTGCTAAGGGCAAGATGAGTGCAGCGTATTGGGCAGACAAGGTGAAGTGGTGAAAGGTAAAGCATTTTGGGACAAGAAGAATCCAAAAAAGACATCTACAAAACTTACTTCTGCACAGAAGGCTGCTGCCAAGGCTCGTGCAAAGGCTGCGGGTCGGAAGTATCCGAACCTAGTAGATAACGCAGCAGTGGCTCGCAAGGCTAAGAAGAAAGGCAAGTAATGGCAACAGGAGCAGCAGGAAGCACACTTACGGGTGAACTTAACCGTCTAGCCAATGGCGGTACATACCCTGTTTATACGGTCTATGAGGCACCACAGGGTGCTGCTAATGCATGGGCTGGAACTACTGGCAAAGGACTCATTGCTGCCCTCAATTACAAGGCTAGTTCTACACGCCAGCCAAATGACTACAAAGGTTTAAACGCCATCTGCAATGAACTTGCTGGCACCTCTGGATTATCAGCCGTGGTTGCATTAAGGAGCATTGACCTATGAGTACTTTCGGACAACTAGCAGACCGTGTTGAGGCTGTATTGCATGGCTATACAGAGAACACAGAGCCTGCTACTTGGCTAGTTAGCAACGCTACTAGCACAGCAACAACCTTGAGCGTTTATGATGCTTCAGTTATTGGGCGTGGTTATGTACAGATTGACGATGAAATTGTATTCGTTAACTCTACAGACAATGTAGCCAATACTCTAAGCCTTGCTCCATGGGGTAGAGCGCAGCGTGGCACAACTGCTGCTGCTCACACAAGCAATGCCAAAGTAACAATGGCACCACTGTTCCCACGGCAAGAGATTAAGAACGCCATCAACGACACCATCAATGCTATGTACCCAAGCATCTTTGCCGTAGGTACCTATGACTTTGATTATGTAGCAGCACAGTATTCCTATGAGATTCCTGCTGCAGTACAAAATGTTTTATCTGTAACTTACTCAACAGTAGGGCCATCCAAAGAGTGGTTTCCATCTCGTGCATGGCAACTAGATAGAGTTGCAGATTCAGATGCCTTTGCTACCACAAAGAGCCTATCTATCTATTCAGAGATTGTTCCTGGACAAACAGTGCATGTGTCATACAGCAAGCGCCCAACAGCACTTGTTAATGATACTGATGTTTATGAAACAGTAACAGGCTTTCCATCTTATTCGGAGGATGTTGCCATCTATGGCGCAGCCTTCCGCATGATTTCGTTCTTGGACCCTTCACGCCTTGGTCCTCAGTCTGCAGCAGCAGACATTCTTGATGGCGTGCGCCCAAATGGTTCTGGGCAGAACGCCTCCAGATTCTTGTACAACATTTATCAACAGCGTTTAAACGAAGTGGCGAATAACCAACGCCGTCAACATCCAATCCGTTCGCACTATCAGAGATAAGGTAGAAAATGGCAGCAGGCGACCCAGGCTCACCAGCGCGGTACTACTCCTCAACCGCAGTAGAAACCTCGCTCCAAGCATCTATCCCCGCACAGTCGCAGGGGCAGTCATACACATCATTCATTGTCGCATCCATTAGCGGATTCCCGACATCATTTCCGTACACGCTAATCGTTGACCCTGACACTTCTAAAGAAGAAGTCATTACAGTCACAAGCGGTACAAGCACAACTCTTACTGTCACTCGTGGCTCTGACAATACACAGGCTGTAGCCCACTCTGCTGGTGCGGTGGTTCGCCATGGTGTATCTGGTCGTGACTTCCGTGAATCAGAAAACCACATTGCTGCTCGTGGCTATGACATTGACGAGGCAATCCTTACTGCTGCTAACCAAACACATGTTCACGGTATTGCCACTGGCGATGGTGTCATTGTAGGTACAACCAAAGAGCAAACCCTCACTAATAAAACAATCGGTTCTACTGGTCTGCATTTTGAAGGCGCAACAGATAATGGTTTTGAAACAACATTAAATGTTGAGGACCCAACAGCAGATAGAAATATCACACTTCCAAATACTTCAGGAACTGTAGTTATTGCAGATGCCAGCCAAACCTTATCTAATAAAACTCTTGGCTCAAACCTTGCTGCTGCAACATATAAAATTACTGGTCTTGGCGACCCAACATCAGCACAAGATGCAGCCACTAAAAATTATGTAGACACTGGCGTTAGTAGCGGTGTTGCACAAGCAGCAGCCTCTGCTGCAGCAGCAGCAACATCTGCTACCTCAGCCTCTAACTCTGCTACAGCAGCAGCGACATCAGCCACATCTGCTGCGAATAGTGCTACAGCATCTGCTAGTAGTGCCAGCGCAGCAGCAACGAGTGCAACCTCTGCTGCAACAAGCGCGACTAGCGCATCTAATTCTGCTACTGCTGCTGCTACCAGCGCTACAAGCGCTGCTACAAGCGCATCGGCTGCAGCCACATCAGCAACCAGCGCTGCTGCTTCTGCAACAACTGCTGCTGCATCCGTAGCAACAATCGCAGGCTATGCAACCAGTGCTGCAGCCAGTGCAACGGCTGCTGCTTCAAGTGAAACAAACGCTGCTAACTCAGCAACTGCTGCAGCAACCTCAGCCACAAGCGCAGCCAACAGTGCAACAGCCTCAGCCAATAGCGCTAGTGCTGCTGCTACCTCCGCATCAAGTGCTGCAACATCGGCTACGAGTGCTGCAACCAGTGCAACAAGTGCTTCTAATTCAGCAAGCGCTGCTGCTACATCAGAAACCAATGCAGCCACTTCTGCTACCTCAGCAGCCAATAGTGCAACCGCAGCAGCAACATCTGCT